ATAAACTCAGAATTGGAAGGCTCATAAGATGGAGTCTTTTGCTTTTCTCTGTCTCTATAATAAGTCATTCTCTTAAATAGTTCATTATAAATTTCCTCTTTATTATTCGTTTCAATATTAAATATTTGTCCAAGATGTATAAATAAAGCTTCAATTTCATCTTCAGAATAATTGGTTGTCCGAAGCTGTTTTACAACATTATCATATCTAGGTACAGCCTCTACAAGGAGATCCATAAGTTGTTCAAAAATAAGCTGATCTTTTTGCATATAATTATTTATTTTTTCCTATATAGTAAAAATTATTCATCATATTCTGCCAACAAAGATTCTATAATAGTTCCAAGAAACAAAAGTAAAAAGAAAGAAAAAAATGTTTTTCCTCCAAAACTTGGAATTTTTCTATTCAAATGATCATTAATCATATTTGCTATAATTTCATAACAATCGTATATATATTCAGGTTTTTCAAAAACTTTTAATACTAGGTGAGAAAATCTGGAATTATTTTTAATATCTTCAAAAGATAAAAATTTTCCAAATATATTTTCAAAAATAGATAAAAATAATTTATAAATATTATAAATATTACCTTTATAAACAATATTTTTATAATATCTAACAGGAATACTTTTTTTATCCAAATTTAAATCAAAATGAGCTTTTATACTTTCTCTAATATATGAAGCTGTTTTAATTGTTTTTAAATCCATATAATTAAGTGCTTTAATTATATCTTTTATTTCATCAGATTCAAGAAATTTATTTAAGATATTTTTCTTTTCATTAACAAAGAATGATTCATAATAAGCTTTATTAAAAGATAAAATTTTGTCTTTTATTTCATTAACAATTTCTCCCAAAACAGGTATTTCTTCAAGTTTCAAATTAAATTCGTTCAACACATTAACTAAATTATTAAATGACCAAGCACCTATTGATTGATCAAAATTACGAAATTCAAACATATATACCCCAAAAAGATCATTTAAAATATAATTTAAATCTTTATTATTATTTTCATTAAAATCAAGATCAAGATCAAGATCAATTAACATATTTACGATTTGTTTTAACAAATTATCAACAGATATATAAGATCTCCCTATTTTATCTAATTTTCTTAAAATATTTTTCGAATTTTGCATCAATATATCAATATTATCTGAAATAAAAGAAGAATTGTCTTGATACATTGCATTAATTATATCATACAATATTTCTTTTACATTAGGAAAATTTTCTTTTTGTTTTAAAACTCGCTTTTTTAAAGTTGAAATGGTGTTATTAAGCATAATTGTGCTATAATCTATTTCATTAAAATGCATAATCATATTTGAATTTGCTTTGATAAAAGTATCTATAAAATTGTTTATAAAATCTTTAATATCATCTCTACTTTTGACGGTATTGGCAAAGGAAGAAAATGAATTAAAAATATGTTGTTCAAGTTTATTTGGAAAAGAAAGCATTTCTCCATACAAATAATTTGCATTTTCATGAAAAGTTTTAAATACTTCTATTCCCTTTTTATTATATACATAATAAACTTCACGTAACAATCTCAATGATAGAAATGCTTTTTCACTTTTTATTTTATAAAGATCTCCACGATCTCCATCTTCTTTAATATAAGAAAATATTTTTTCATATATTTGTTTTGAATTTTCATTAAATTTTAATTTACTAACAATATTATTTTTAAATTCATCAATAATTGTTTCAACTGCTTCTGATATTTTGTAAATAGATGAACTTATCCATAAAACATACTTATTTTGGGGGGGAATTTCTTGTATAGTTTTAGGTTTTTCTGACAAATTTCTATAATCAATAATAATATAAAAATCTCCTTCTTTATATTTGTCAGGCATCTGTTTTCGGCAAGGTTTGGCTGTACACCATGTTGTTTCAATACCAAATTTAACCTTTGACATTTCACCTTTATCCACATCAACCTTGATAATCATAATACCATTTTTATCATGTATAACATTAAATCTTGATAATTCAAGATCTTTCAAAGAAACACGTTTAATTTCCTGAATCATTTCATCCCAAGATTTAAATCTAAACATTTTTCCTCTTAATGTACGATCAAATTCAATAAAATATTTGCCAAAATTTAACAGATAATACAAATCTTTAGAAATTTTATCTTCAGTTTTAGAAACAAACACTATAAAATCCGAATTATTTTCTCTTATATATTTTATTAAAAGCTGAAATATTCGTGTAATTTCTGCATTAGATGGTTCAAAGGACGGTGTTTTTTGATTTGGATTTCTTTTATAAATCATTGCATTGTAAAGAGAAATGTACGCTTCATCAAACGTTGTTTCGCGGGTACTTCCGGGCACTTCCACATCATTTGTATGAAGCGCTTTCTTAATTAAAAGAGCGGCATCCATTATCTCTTTTTCTTTAAACCCGCTTTCCAAAAGCTTGTTGAAAGCTGAATCTGGTTTAGGTACAGACTCATTTAGTACCAGAGCTTCCAAAAGTAAAAATAGTTCTTCTCTCATATCATATATTTATCTTTACAAAGAATTAGGCCCCGGAACAATCCGGGGCCTTTGGGTAACAATTGTTATTCTGATTTTGTTAATTATTCATCGTCATCATTGTTATCTTCTTCCTTTTCATACGTTTCGGGGTATCCCCATTTCCGCTGAAACCTTTCCAGCATTTGGCAAAATCTGGAATACACCAAATAGGCAACAATGCCATAAACAGCCGCAACAGCACCAGAAACAAGAAGCGTCAGTCTCCAGTTTCCATAGACCATAAACATGAACAACCCGGCCAGAAAGGTCAAAAGAGACCCCTCCAGCAAAAACAACTGCTTGGTCAGATTTTTGTTAAACCTCAAAATAAGCTTCATTTTTTTATCTCCTTTGTTTGTTGGATTGATTCATACTTCCAGTATACACCTTTTCAAGAACAGATGCAAGCTTCAGTCACCATTAAAATTTTTTAAAGTTTCCTGTTCTTTATTTCAGAACAAAACGTTAAAAGAAAAGAATCAAACGTATGTTCCAATAGAAGACCCAAATTATACACAAACGGCCCATTTACAATATGGTCTCTATAAAGCAACTTTACCGGGAAAATTTCTTTCATTTTTGCATAAAAATACCGAAGGTTTATCCAGAACGGATTAAGACCCATGTTTTCCGGCGAGCATCTATATTCTGAAGGAGTATACTTGTCAACCAAAAAAGATACTTTCTTTTCAATAAGATTCAATGCCGTTTTCTTCAAATATTCAAATTCTTCATCATTACTGTTCCAAAAATCAGAATTAGACAGCAACCGGGAAAACATTGGTTCTACATCAACTTTACAAGTTTTTAGTACATCATTATAATGTTTTTCAAAAATGTAATGAAAATTGTTCAAAAGGTCTTTCTTTAAAGTTGAATAAGATGAAACAAATCGGGTTTTTTCATATCTGTTATTGTGTTCAAATAGCCATCTAAATTCTTTTATTTCCATAAAATATGGAAGAAGAAATTTAAATGGAAGTCTATAAAGACGATCAAAATTCCATTCAAGGTGAGAAACAAAATCTTCTGACTTTAAATCAATAAGTGTTGATTCAAAAGGATCATTAGGAATATAATCTTTAATAATATTTGCTATAAGTTCTTCTCCTTCTTCGGTTTCTCCATATACTTTAAGAAAATTCTTTACATAAAGATATTTAAATAGATATTCAAGACACCCCTGTTTGTCATAAAGCAAACGAAACATATCATATTGTTCTTCATTGTCTTTGATATATTCTATAACAGGACAATTTTCCATAAACCGAATCAACTTTTTGCCCCATACAGAATAAGCATATTTGTGATTAAGCTTGTCAATTTCAATATCCGTAAAAACTTCATTGCCCAAAAATTCAATAAAACTTTCAATAGTCTTTTCCAATGAAGGAAGAATATTGAATTTGTTAAGAATATCCTTCAAATCATTTCTTAGAATAAGAGGATATTTTGATACATCTTTTGCTTGTAAAGCTTCTTCTCTAACTTCTTCAAACAGATCAACCAAATCATTAAAATCCAAAAACATTCCCTCAAATTTCTTTATGGTATTTTTATTAACAAGCAAAACTGCTTGCGCTTCTTTTTCAATAATATCTGTATCTTTCAACAAAGATACACATTGATCCTTTAAAACCCATATTTGCCATTTTTCTCTGTTTTTTTCAACGTCTTCCACCAATTTTTTCAAAAATATATCAGTTAAACAAAATTTAAAGTTTTGAAACATGTTCAACTCTCCTAAACTGGTTGTTTTCGGATGCGGTAAGAACAGGAACAATGTTCTCCACATACCACTTATACAATATATCATCATTGTTCAAAGCTTGCAAGATTTTGTCCTTATTTTTCACAAAATCTGTCAACCATTCCCGGAAATTTTCTCCACGAAAATATCTTATAGATCTGGTAAAAATGATATCTGTGTTTTCGGGGAATTGTTTTATGTAACCTTCAAGCCTATCATCTCCGGCAATAATTTGTCCTACCGTCCAATCATGTTCCTTGATAATGTCTGGCAAGTATCCTGTTTTTTCAACAACAAATTCTGTATTTTCAGGAAGATATCCACGCTCCTTGAATTTTTCAAAAGCAGCAATAATCAGATCAGGCGGAAAAGGAGAGCGCGGATTGTTTTCAGAATATACGATAATATATACTGGATCATAAATAGCAAACTTTGTTGTCATATAAACATGACCAATATGTGGTGGTTGGAATCTTCCAATAATAAGCGTCTTCATGTTTTTTTCAGCATCTGTAGACACCAATTTTTGCATTTCTTTTTCATCTTCATCATTATCTTTTTTCTTTTCAAAATCTTTTTCAGGAGAAGGAGGTTCTGGTATATTCATTAAATTATACTTTCTTCTTAATCTTTCAATAATTTCATAAGATTTTTCTGGAAAATCTGATTTTCTTAAACCTCCTTTTGCTGTAAACGTTATGAATAGAATTTTGAACAATTCTTTCAATTTTGGTTTATTTTCAATAAGATTTAAAATACGCTTATCCACCATATCATAGTTTATATCAAAAAATACATTACCAACTTCAATTTTTTCAATAATATTTTGATAATGATCAGTATAAAATTTAAGTGTTTTCTCAAAAAATTCCCAGAATTCAGAAACTTTTCCATAATACAAATATTCTTCCAACGCACTTAATACAACAGGATCAAAAATTTCTGCACGTTCTTTTATTAAAACATTTTTTTCTGTTTTACTTTTTTTTACAATATTTTCTGTATATTTTGGATCTACAATTTTGACAGCATTCCAATTGTTTTCATAGGAATAATAAAGAACAAGACCTTCAAAATTAAAGATTTCAACGTATTCTTTTTCTTTTGGAAAAAGAAGAAACAATTGTTCAAAATCAGTAAATGATTCTGTACTATTTGCAAAATCAAACAAAAATTCTTTTTGTTCTTCTTTCAAAAAACCATCCCAAACAATAGGAGGAGGGTCTATTTGTGCAATTTCTGCAAATTCATCAAGAGCACTTACATTTGGGGGAATAAGTTTTTTATTTTCTTTAGCATACGAAAGTATAAAGCGGTTTTTTGGTATTTTTCGCGGTTTTCTCAAATTATCCGCTTTATCATTCCAGAATTCCATGAAAAAAGTAATATCATGAAAATTCACATTTTTAACAAGATCTGAAGCAATCTTTTCAAAATATTGAATAGCCTCTCCATAAAAATCAACCAACAATCTTTTTCTGGTATCTAAAGGTTTTCCTTCTTTCCCAAAATAACTTAACCCACTTTTATCTACTCTAACTCCAAAAGCATGAAGATCAATTTTATGATTAATGATAACGTGACCATTCAAAACAATATCTTGCATTTCTGGAGAAAGAAGTTTAAAGTGTTTCATATATTTGTATTTATGAAAATAATCTATCTTTTCTTATACTTGGAATTACACTTCTGGGATACCGTTCTTTGATTTGTTCCGGGTCAGGTACAATCAGAACAATTTTTAAAGAAGATCTTTCATATAAAGGCAATACAGAATCCCAAGACAATTCACCAAATCCACATCCCATTTTTGGTAAATATATTTCTTCTCCATCACCAGAAAAAAATTCAGAAAGGTTTTTCAAAGACTTTGAAATAAGTTCCAAAGAAGCCTTTTCATACCATTGATACTTGACAGGCAAAAGAAAATGCCAGTTAACAAGCATTATATTTTTATATGATATCAAAAGAGGAGTTTCAGATAACAGCTTCTTTTTGGGAGGCTCTTCAATGAGGGATGTTTTGTTTTTGTAAGCAATTTTATACTCTTCTGGAAATAATTGTTTCCATTGAAACGCAATTCCCCTTCCACAAATTAAATGTTTATTAACAGGAATCCCAATAAAAACATTTTTAAGATCCCAAATGTCTGATTTTATTATATTTACTATCATTTTAGATCAAGTTCCCTATATCCTTTATCAGTAATCCAACAATACTTGTCAAAAACTCCTGCCAGCTTGTTTTCAGCAAGATATGACAAAATTGTCATAAATTTATCAAAATTATTAAAAGGATCACATTTGTCAATTGATACCCATCTATACGTTCTTGTCCATATATGTTGTTTGGCCCATATAGGAAGATTTTCTTCATGTTCTGGACACATCAAAATAGAAAGAAGAACCTGTTTTTCATCATTGGTTAACATTTTCGTTTCCTTTCATACTTAGAATACACTATTTTGTGTCTGTTGTCAATGGTGTCTCCGGCAGGACTTGAACCTGCGACCTCCAGATTATGAGACTGGCATTCTTCCATCTGAACTACGGAGACACACAACTATCTATAGTATACCACAAACCACAAACATTGAAAAAACAAATTATCATCATCATTATTCATTATTTTTTAACATTAAAAGGAATATATATGATAAATTTGCGAATACAAACATTTCTTTTGAAACTTTTAAATTTGAAAGAATATATTTCATTAAGTTTTCAAAATTAGAAACTGTATACAATGACATAATTTCTTTTATAAATGGAAGAGCTTTTTCTTTTTTATATGAATTTAATAATATATGTCCTAAAATTTTGTCAATTGTGTGAGTATATACATAATCCATTACAATAGAACCATTTTCTGAATACATTTTATCACAAGCTTCAAAAATACATTCTAAGAACATAGCAGTTATACTTTTTGGCGGCAAATTTTTATAATTTTCAACAAATGAATTAATTAATGAATATATAATATTAGTTTCTTTTGAAAAATTATAATAATCATTATATAATTTTTGTGTTTCTTTTTCAATCATGTCAAATTTATTATTATCTAAATGTCTATATAAATGCTCAATAGCAATTTTTAATTCTTTTGCTTTCTTTTCCAGTTCTATAATTTTTCTCATTATACTTATCCATTTTTCAATATTAAAAGGAAACAATTTATCCAACTGAATTTGTTTCATAATTTTATAAACATCTTCAGGAGTATCTGCAACCAAATCAACATTTTTGAAAGCAACACACAACATTTTTTCTCTATATTTAAAGAATTTAGAAATAATTCTGAGATCATCCATATGATAATAAGTTGACATTTTATAAATTATATCATAAATTTTTTCAAGTTTCTTTTTATCATAATTATATTCTTTAGATCTTATAGCATTTGAAAGTGCATGGTTTATTTCAGCAGATATTTCTTCAAAACTTTTATCCTCTTTTTTTATAACTCCCATTCTGCGCATAAAAGGTTTTGGTTCATCTTGTTTGTTTTTTATTTCTGCATTTATTTCTAAAAATAATTGGATTAAATCTATATCTGATCTGGAATTGTGTTTTCTCCAATAAGGATTCAAAGTGTCTATATCATCATTAACCATATTTGTATACATTTTATAAGCTTCATCTAAAGGAGGAAATAATGTATCATAAAAAAGTTTAGGATCATTAATTGCAGAAACCATGTCATTAAGATTTTTTTTATCTTGAATAAAATCAAATAACGTTTCCATACTGTTTCTATATAACATATGATAATCTTCAAAACGATTATCATCAATAATATTAAAATCTAAAATATTTGGTAAATTTTTATATTTTTCAATTGCAGAAAAATTCTTTTTATTTAAAATTATTTTACGAATTTCTTGAAAAGTTGAAGAAATAGCCTCTGGTGTTAGATTTTTATAATCATTAATTCTATCTGAAATATCATTAATATCATTATTAAACATATCATATAATCTATCTACAACGTATCCAATAATATGAATATAAAACAAATCTTCAGTAACTTTATCTTTGACAACAAAAGTGTAATAATCATAAACATCAAGATCAGGAGTATCTTTAAAATCATATATTTCTAAAAATACTGGATGTGATAATACCTTCATTAAATAACTCTCAGAAACAATTTCCAAAATGTTTTCATAAGGAACGTTTCCTGCACCACCAAAACCAACATATCTTTCATGATTTTTTGATTTTTGTGGTAATAACATTTCTTTAATTCATTCCTTTCTTATTAATCTCTTACAACTATTTAGAAACAATAAAAAAGGAGAGAGTCTTGCGACTCTCTCCCTGATGTTTCAGAAAAACATATTTACATGATATTCTTGATGAGAACTCTCCGATAATATTTGTTGGAATTTGCAGCCAGAACTGTGCCGTCACCGTTCAACGGGTTGGAAACCATGCCGTAACGGGTCTTGAACATCAGCTTGGGCTGGAAGGTGGTAGGATCTTGTGCCTTGTAGAGGGTTAGTGGTACATATGGAGCGTAGAACAGACCAGCGTCATAGGGAGACTTGCCCTTATAACCAACCACCAGAATATCCTCTGCTGAGGTGCTGTAGAAATAAGGATCAATAAAGACCTTGATTCTGTTGTTTAGAACACCAGCAAAGGTATTGCCAGTATCGTCAACTTCAAGATCGGTGCTAAGAGCAGGGGCATAATCCAGCTTCCCGGCCATTGCAAGAGCAGACGCAACGTCCGAAGAAACGATTACAAAATTACCCTTGCCCATACGGGTTCTCTTTGCGATTGCGTTGGCTTCACGCTCAATCTGATAGAGAATCCCCTTGAACTTTTCAACCGACCAGCGGCCATCAGAATCAACATCAACGTCAAAAGTGCCGGGGGTTGAGGTACCAACCTGAGCACCCGCTTCTGCGATCTTGTAAATGGTTCTTACAATCTCGCGGTTGATTTCTGCTGTAATTTCAATATTGAGAATATCAATTAGCTCAGATTCAGCGTCCAGATTGTGGACGTTCTTCAGATCCTGAGCCAGTTCAACTGAATACTCTGCCTGAAGCGCACGAGTCTTTGCAGTCACCGAAACCTTTTCAATAGTGAAGCCCATTTTTGCCGGAACGACACCTTCACCAGTTGCCGTATCCATACCAGTACCAAAGGTACCAGTAATGTTATCGGGCTGATGGGTTCCAGTACCGGAGTAACTGGTATCTGCTTCATTATACCCGGCTTCTGGTGCACCACTCAGTGGAGAAGTTGTTGCATATCTCCGACGGAGAGCAAAAATCAGACCAGTAGGCATAGTCATTGGCTGCACGCCGCAAATGTCGTGTGCAACCAGATTGGGTACAGTTCGGCGAACAAGCTTGATGAGTACTGGATCAAACCTGTCAACGTCCCCGGTTACGTTTGCTGGAGGAGCTTCCGTTAGCATCTGCATTGATGCATTCTTTTCGGAAATGCTCTTTAGAGTATTTTCAAGAAGAATGGCAGTGGTTCTGCGCTTGTAATTGTCCGTGATCTTCGGACAATTTGGCATATCCAGAATTTTCTGCCACTTCTCTAAAAGGTTTACGTTTTCCATTGTTCTTTTTCTCCTTTTCCAAATATGGAATTCTGTTTTCTATTTATTATTTTTTTTATTTTAAACCTTTAAGAATTTCAATAATTTCTTTGTCCAGATTAGCTTCAACGTTTTCCTGCTTCTTTGTTTCAAGCTGTTCAATCTTGGATTCCTTAAAAAGCATCTTGGGCTTTTCTTCAGTAGAAGTCTTTTCAAATACCAGCCCTTCACGAATAATTGAAAGAACTTTTTCCTTGATTTCCTGATCATTCTCATTTCCATTAAATTTTACAAAAGAAATCATTTTCTTCACCTTTTCGGCCTTTACATCAACAATTCCGCTTTCCTGAATCAGAGAATCAACAATTTGATTTTTTCTTGCCTCAAAGAGAGCCTTCTGAAGACTCTTGTTTTCCTTGAACAGGCTGATATTCTTTTCATATAGTGAATTAAGTGAATCCTCATATTCTCTAATCTTTTTCTCATATTCCTGAATTTTTGGGAGAGCATTTTCAACAACTTCAACATTATTTTCGGTTAGAACTTGTTTGATGCCCTTCAAAAGGTTTTCAGCAAGTTCAACCTTCAAACCATTTTCAATAGCAATCTGATTTTCACGGAAATATTCCTGAACAACATAATCCAGATATTCATCAAGCTTGTTAACAAGTTCTTCATTTTCTTCATCTTTTTCAAGTTCATCATCATCGGGAAGTTCAGGAAGTTCACCTTCAACATCAGACATTTCTTCTTCAGATTCTGACTCTTTTTCAGAAGAAGGCTTCTCTTCTTCAACACCTACTCCACCGTATTCAGGCTTCCACTCAAGAGCCACCATTTTCTTTGCAACAAATGAAAATTCTGAATCTTCCTTTTCATCTTCGACAGTAATTGTCTTGACAAAAACCTTGTGAGTTGCCTCTTCCTTTGATACTGGCATAAGTTCATCATTTGCAAAAAATGCAAACTTATAACCTGCATTAAGCACATATTGTTCCTTTTCCATATATTCTTCAGCATTTTCAACAATAACTCGCAAGAAACGGAAACTTTCTGTAACTGGCCCTTCTTCTCCTGTTTCAGCAGATGTTTGAACCCCTTTGTCCTTTTCCAGCGCCCGAATCAAACGCTGCATAAGAGATGTGTCTGAAGCCAGTGCATTCAAAATACCCATAAAAAAGTCAACAATAGGTTCAGCCAGTGTATTTCCCTGAAGATCACGAAAAGCAGCCGGGAATGATCTCAAAAGCTGTGCTCTGGTAACTTCAGGATTTTTTCTATCCCATGCTGTAACAAGACGACGAAAATCTGGATCGGTGATCAAAAGTTCCAGAGGCTTTTCAACATTAATATTCAAAGCTTCTGTAAGCGTTGAATATACATTTTTCTGAAACTCTTCTTCAAGCTTATCCTTCAACACTTCAGGAAGATCTACTGTGTTTTCAAGAATTGGTTTGATGCTATTATTGGCCATGTTATCTCCTTCTCTTTCTTCCTTTATTTATAAAAATTTACTTTTTGAGCATTTTATATTTCAAAGATTCCAAAAATTTTGAAACTGCTTCATATTTAAGATTATGTGCTTCAGACATCGTATAGCAAATATATTTTCTTTTCTTTTCATCAAAAATCCATTCATAATCTTCAAGAATTGCATCAACATAAGCATCTGGGGCTGAAGGTTCAGCAACAATATCGGCTGCCGTACAAAGTTTTAAATCTTCAACAATATCAACCCCATCTTTTCTTTTTACAGAACCAAGTGCTCTGGAAGATACTGCCAATTTTCCACCACCAGAAATAATAGCCTTGACAATTTTTCCTTTATCAGTATCAAAAATTTTGGCTTTTCCTTTCCAGTTACTACCATCTTTTGACAAATCTACAATTAAATGAGAAACTCTTTCCAAATCAATTTCAGGAGTACCATCTTTTGGATGATTCAATTCACCAAAGGCTCTGTTATGTTTTACCTTTTCTTCAATATATTCATTTACAGCTTTATCAAGAACTTCTTGAGGATACATCCGGTTATTCCGGTTTACAATATCTCCTTGCAAAAAAATTCCTTCTATAAAATATTCCTTATCTGAACCATGTCCTGAAGTTGAGTATGAGATGTTTTCTGACAATTGTCTGATTAATTTCATATTAATTATTTATACAATCCTAATCTTTTACCTCTAAGATATGATAATCTTCTTTTCAATAAAGATTTGGATCTTTTATTGCGACGTTTAAATACGGCTCTGCGCATAGCAATTTTTCTTCTGCGAATTTCAGAAGTTGACATTCTTTTTATTCTTTTTCCTACAACCTTATAACCTTTTCGGATAGACATCAATTTTTTTCTTTGAATTTTTCCTCGTTTTATTCTGTCAACTCTTGCAATATAAGAACTTAGTTTTACACGTCTTTCGATAAGAAGCGAACAACCTTCGTTATTTTCTATTAAAATTTTAATAATTGAATTTATCTGTCTTGTCATAAGATTCAAGACTTTTTTCAAATACTGCAATTAATGTATATGGAGTAGCAGCACTTGTAGAAATAAGAACATCACCCGTTGCATTTGTAGCAGTATTTTTAATTTTTACACCAATTCTATCTGAAAGCTCTATAGTTCCAGAACCTGACAAATATAAAAACGGAAGATTGGGTGATCCTTCCCAAATAACTGTTAAAATTGCTGAAGATCCAATACTCCAGACAATTTCACGAAGAGGTAAATGATGAAAAGTTAGCCCTACCTTAGCATTGGCAAGAGTGGAAGCATCAACAATTTTTGTATTTGTCTCCTGTATGCTTCCTGTTACCAAAATAATATATTCATATAAAGATTCTTTCAAGACAGTGACATTTGCCATATATTATCTCCGGCCTGTAATCTCGTTCAAAACCTTCTGTTTAAGATCATTAAGAGTTTTTGCAACAATTTCAACTGATTTATTACTTCTCAAATTTGTCAAAATAGAAACAATTCCCTTTGGATATTTTCCGTTATACTTCATCTTCCATGTCACACCACGATATCTGACACTACCTTCAACAGGAGAATTTTCTGCCCGAACAGGAGCAGCCCCAATAGTTCTGATCCACTTAACAACAGCATCACTCAGTGTTTCAACATCGTCTGTATCTGCCAACAAAGTGTCGTGTTGTAAATTTTCATCCTGATCTATCAAAACTTCAGGTTTCTTTTTTGAAGATTTATTTTTTGAAACAACATTTGGTGTTTTAGGCATTTCTTCACTTTCATTTTTCATTTTATTCATTGTTGAACGCATAAGACCGATTAAAGAATCTTCTTTTTCTGATACAGGCTCTTCTGGCTCTTCATATTCTTCGTTCTCTTCTTTTTCATTAAACTTTTTGTGTTTACAACTACATCCTTCATCCAGATTCAATTTTTCTTCAACTGAAGAAACCATTTGACGAAGCTCTTCCTTGATTCGTCTTGCAGTTTCTCCCTTCCATGAAGATGAATTTGCCAAAAAGTATCTGATAATACTTTTAGCATCTTCATCATAATATTTGTCAGAAATAGAATTTAATTCTGACATTGCTTCAAGATAAGGAATTGCACCGAAATATGGCTTTTTCCAATCTCTCTTTATTTCTTCAGCAATTTTCCATATAGGGCGAAAATTCTTTTGTTGTTCCTGTTCATTCAGTTTTTTGATAAATTCTTTCTTTTGTTTAAATAAATTTTCCGCAACTTTTGCCGAAAGAACATTCTTTAAATAATTTTCAGATGCCTGAAGATCACCCTTGCGAAATTCTTCAACAAACTTTTTTAGCTTAAATCTATTTGTAAAATTGCTCACTGTATCTTCTCCTTTTTCTTCAGTTATTTATTTTTACCTCTTTTTTAGCATTTTTATTAAATTTTCTCTTTTGGCGGAATATTTGATTCAGTTCCTGTTCCGCCGAGAATTTCAGTATCTTCCGTTCCTGTTTCAGGTTCTTCTTTTGAAGATTCTAAAGGCTCTGGCTCTATTAATGAAGAACTTCCAAATTGAGATCTACTTTCTGGACTTTCAAAGGAAGATGGACTTCCTCCCATAAATCCTGATGAAGGCTCAAACCCGCTTTCAGTATCTTTCTTGCTCTGACTCTGCAAATCGGTTTCAATTTCCTTGATTTCTTCATCAGAAAGTTTAAGAAATTTCTTTTGAATATATTTCTTTGAAAAATATCCTTCAAGCTGTAAAGCAGCAGATGCAAGTTCAATTCTGCGTGTAACAATTTCAGCTTCATTAAATTCAAAGAAATGAGAATCTTTCTTGAAATCAAATCTGATTTTATTTTTGAAATTATTTTCCCAATCATCAAGATCAATAACACCCTTTAAAACAAGCTGAATTCTGAGCGCCTGAAGAAAAATTTTGGAAAAACGGTTTCTGAGACGTTGAATAAATTTACTAAATTTTATTTCTTCACGAATAATTTCTGTAGTACGGGCCGAATAGGTTTGCTGTCCACCACCGTCTGTAACATCAGAAAATCGGGAAAGGGGAACATACAAACTGTTATATAATTTCTTTTTAAAATAATTAATATCATTAATTTCACCCAGATTCTGGCCACCCGGAAGTGTTGAAATATCAGCTCCTGTTGTTCCCTCTGGCACGGGAATCCAGAAATCTTCAAGAATTGACATAACTTTGGTAGCGTCTCTCAATTCTCCGGTAGCAGGATCATAAGCAATTTTATTTTTGAATTTTTGCATTATTTCATTCAAATATTGTTCCTGTTTATGACGAGGAGCATTTCCAACAGGAATTTTAAAAACACGTCTTTCCGGTGCTCTGGAAATGCGGTAAATTATAGCAGCATCTTCCAACATATTAAGCTGGTTAAATGGCTTAATTGCCTTATGTAAGTAAGAAAGATTCAAAACATTCTGTATCAAAGGATTACCTGAATCCACAATTTTGGTCAACCCGCTTGTAGAATATACAATAGAATCTACCGGAATTTTTAATTTATTATCAAAATAAAAAAATTCTTCATAATCATCAGGAATTGGAACGATTCCTCCCAGACGTTTTTCACTTTTAACTTCCAAAACCTTCTTTATTTTCATTGCATCAACATATCTCAAATCAACAATTCCTTCGGAAGGATTATCTTTGTCAATAACAACATTAAAATATATTGCACCATCAATATACCAACGTTTGAAATATTCATACATATTTTCAGAAAAGTTAAGAATTGTTAAAATATTTTCAAATTCTTTTCTTATTTTATTTTTTGTAGTATCATTATAATCCAGATCATCCAAAACAATATCAACAGGTTGTGTATTATCACCTATAAAAAATACTTCATTAACAATTTCATCAATTGCATTTTCAATTTCCGGGCACATTGAAATTTCCCGGTATTTTTTAATCAAATCTTCCTGATTATATGAATCATTTATTCCAAAAGAATAATAATAACGATTTGTTGCTCCAGTAACAAATCTCCCCTCTGTAGGGTCAACAGAGGGGAGAAGAGAAAGTTGCTTTCTTTGTTCCTCTTCTTCGGATTTTCTTTTTAGACGAAATCCAAAGAAATTAAGATTATCTATAAATGCCATATTGACTCCAGCTTTTATTTATGCTGGAAAATAATCAAACAAATCCAAATCCAACGTTTTCAACGGTAGAAGCTACTCCGACAGAATCAGTGGTTTCATCTTCCCACCAATTATACTGTAGAGTTACTGTAAATTCCTCAACAGTATCATTGGCTTCCCATGATACGTCAATCGCGGAAATATCTGCTGGCCAAACGTCAATCAGTCTGTACTGCTTGATTGGATCACCAACCTTTGAATACTGGACAACCAAAGCATTTCCATAAATAGATGCCCGGTCTCTCAAGTTTCCAACGTGAGAATTGATAGCACTTGACCAAAGCTGGAAAGCATTTCTGACAGAAAAAGTTTCATCGTTAATAACGGTAACAGTCCATTCAATAAATGTTCTGTCGCCCGGAACCTTTATTCGTCTGCCGAAATAAGGAAGTTCAATTACACCTACCTGTTGTGAAGGCAACTGAGCCGCCTTACAGGTAAATGTAAAATCTTGAATTCCTGAACCAGCGTTTGCGACGGCTGGAGGAAAGAAAATATATGCGTTAAAAAGTGTTGAACGCGCACCTTCCCTGATCAGCCGTGTTTTAAATTCGTTTACGTTAAAAGCCATTTTTAGTCTCCTTATTTCTTTCTATTTATTCAAAAATTAACCAAGAGACCTGCCAAGAACTCTTTCACTAAAACTGACTCCTGTAGCTACAGCCACAAAGTTCAACTGAATGTAATTAATGCTTCTTGCTGGCTTGATATAAATGTCACCAACAAAACTATTGGAATCAATAACTTGTGGTGTGTTGTTAGAAGTGTCACAAACAACGAGGAAGTCATAAATTCCTCGTGCACCTTTCACTTCTCTCAAATAAGCATCAGCAGAAGCTTTGAATTGTGCTCTGGTAAATTCGTCGTTCAGTTCAAACAGTGTATATTGAGCAGCTGTTGCAATTGCCTTTTCAAGAACAATAAACAGCCTGCGAACGTTAATTCTGTCAAATGCACTTGGCTTGCTAAGCATAGTTTTGTCGCCATACAGAACGGTTCCCCGGCCTGCAAATGATACAACCGGGTTCACTCCCATGTTGTAAAGTTCATCGCGAACAGCCTTTGCGCCCGGGTTCCAAGCAAGCTTGATTACATTCTTGATCTGTCCTTTTGTATATCCGGCAGGGGAATACCACGGATAGCCTTCAGCGTCTACACGAGCACAAAGTCCGGCAATATCAGCATTCAGAGGAACCCAACGGAAAGTATCATTATACTTGTCATACTGATATTTCCAATTGCAATCCGCTACAACATAAGAACTTGAAGGAAGATTATTTCTCCAAGTTCTGATACTGGCAACTTCCCGTCCGGCATTATCCAAAACATCAGACAATGCGGGAGAAACAAATGCAAGACAATCCTTTCTGACTTCAACAAGATTAGAAATAATGTCAACTACAGTGGCCCGTGAAGCTCCACCTGTAATAACCAAATTTACATCAACAGCATCACCTTGTTTGAACATACTATAACCACGAATTTCATCTGCCGAAGAAACTGTACCATCAACACCTCCGGTCAAATTAACTGTTTCTGGCAGAGGCAAAACATCAAAAGTTCCGCCAGATACTGTCAGAGTTGTTGAACCCCAGTCTGTTGCTGTGTTTGGATGATTCATCCACCAAATATACTGGGATTTGGTATTAATTACATTTTTGTAATAATTTGAAGTTCCTTCATCTGTTCTGGCATCTGATGCCTTGGATACAAAAGGAAATCTTTCCAGAATTTGGCCGGGAACGCCAGAAATCAATCCTGTACGATCTACAACAACCACATGAATTTCATCATTGGTAGCTCCCTTGCCAGCAGCATAAGAACTGG